ACGAGGAATTTTTTGTACATTTTGTTTTTCGTTTTGGTTTAGCAACCACCCTTTCCCATGCAGGAAAGAAGATGTTCTCAAGACAACGGACTGCGCCTTCCTCCATGTCCTCGAAAGGTTTGCAATGAGCGATGCCTCCAATGGCGAAGGCGGCGTGCATCATTTCATGGCGTAAGGTCGATTCCATAATGTCAGCATCGGCACTACGCAGAGTAATACGCATGTCGTCAAGACAAAAAAGACCATATTCTGCTAAATCTTTCTCGATGACGATTTCGACATCTTGCCCACCAATGCTTATGGATGGGGGGATTTTCATCGCGTAGCTTGGCATCGGTTGAGGATTCCAGCGTATTCGCCATGCAATTCGATTGCTTTTTGTCTGCGTATTTTCACGGCGTCCTCAATGTTTTTGTATCGGCCAAGGAACAGCGTGACACCCTTGTGTCCAATTTGAGCCATCCATAGCTGTGTTCTTTTACACCATGTTATCCCTGTATGTCCAGATTTGTTGTTGGATTGGAGGCTTTTGTTGCAGGCGTTCTGCCTTCTGCTTGCTATCCTTAAATTGGATGGGTGGTTATTTGTTCCATCACCATCAATGTGGTCAACCTCTTTATCCGTTGGATCAAATCCATTTGCCATAGCAAATATAACTCTATGCGCTGGGTAGACCACTTGGTTAATCTTTACTGTGTAAAATTGCGCACCATCCCCACTGTAGGCCAAGTGTCCAGCCGCCTTCCCGAAATCTCTCGTCTGAGTCATTCGCCATCCCCTGTTTGTTTTGAAATGGCACCTTGGCCTTTTATTCCAGACGATCCCTGATGGGGACTCATCTGATATGGTGAAACATTCATTTAAGTAATGCACATCTGGCAGCTTGTTTGCTTTCATCAAAAGCACTATAAACCAAACCTGCCGCATGTCAAGTGGGTATTATCTAGTGGCTTGGAAATGCATCGCATCCCTCCCAATCGACCAACCAAGGCCATTCCAAGCCTCCTTCGCGAACTCCTCCATCACCTCTATCGGCATGTTGGCACTGCTAGGCCAATGCTCACGGAGCTGGTTGGTGCTTGGCGCAAGGTCAATGGCGGCTCCCCTAGCGTGTAGGGAGGGCAGGGAACCACCTCTCATGGGGCGGTTATTGTAGCATCCAGCGTACTCCTTCAGCACCCATGCGTGTGGGGTCTTGCTGATGTTCTCCAGTACCCTGCGGAGGCTGGGGGCGACCTTGTGGTGGCACCTAATGGACTTCACATTCTTTCCGTCATAACGGATGTCGAGATCGCCCACCGCTAGGTTGACCAGCATGGACTCCTCGCCAGCCCTTCCGTAGAACCTAGTGAGTGCGCCTTGGTCTTGTGTCGGCCAAGGGTGGTCTACGGGCATGAGGCCGCGCAGGTGGTCTTTACACGCCCTTATGGACTTCGGCCCCCAGAACCCGTCTGGAGTGGCCCCTATGCGCTTCTGAAGCTCGATGATCTGGTGGTGATTCATGACTGTTTGGATGTTACACCATAGGTCAAGCTCACCTTGACCAACTCACCGCTTTTTAAGCAATTTCCGCAGAGAAAGCAAGCCCACAACGATGCCTATAACGAGGGAAGTTATACGAAGCCCCCACTCGACTTGATCCTGCATGGAGGTGATCAATCCAAGGACTGGGGCTACGCTACCCACGATGCCGTGTAGTGCGTCCCGTACGGGTTCAGTGATCATTTGTTGTCCCGTGCTTTGATGAGGCCAATGCCTGCGGTTACAGCGGCGAACGCGCCCATGAAGTCTGGTGCGCCTCCCTTGAGGACTTGAACGCCCACATTGGCGAGCGTTGCGACGATAGTTAAGATTCCGAGTGCGGTAGTTTTCATATGTGTAAATTTAATTGTTATTAGATTTTCCGTGCGATAATGTATGCCCTTTTTCTTGTGGTGCTGGCAACCTCTGGGGTTGTGGTGGTCTGACTAAATTCAATGGAAACCTCTGTGTTATTCGTGAGAACCTCAAGTAGACCCACCATTTGCCTTTTGTTGGTCAGTGTGCTTCCTGCTGCGATTGGTCGCTGTGTAAGTGTGGTGCTATCGCTGGCGGCCACGGAGTTTGCTGTGGTTACCGAACCATCGGCACCATATAGCTCAAACAGAGAAATTCTGATGTTAGCACTCGCCCTCAATCCAAAAAGATATCCACCGTTAGATGCTGCTGCGGTTGCGGCAATGTTGGAATCAATTTGATAGGTGCCGATAGGAAGCGTAACAGATGTCAGTTTGATTGGGGTGTTGTCGACAGACGGCACGTTCTCTTCTTTGATCCCAACGTATACGGTCCCATAACGAGCATCGCCAATGGCGCGGCTAACTGCGCTATTTGCAGTAGATGCAGCTTGGGATGCACTTAACTCCATTTGACCACCAAAAGTCCATGCGCCGCCCGCGCTAATGCTGGTGATTGCTCCGATCTTTGACACCACCCAAGACCACAGGGTCGCCAGTGTTGCTTTTTTAGTAGTGTTTGGCGCAGCTGGTTTCGAGACGGCAATTGCGTCAGCGTCAACTACGGATGCCGCAGCGGATGATAGGTTGATGGATTGCCCAACTGCAAGCACACCACTGGAATCGAACTTGGCGAGCTTCCCTGCGTCAGACGCGCCATTCTCCCCATCACTCGCTTGCAGCGAAACTAATGTGGCTGGAAGGTCAACCTCAATTGCGGTGTTTAGTGCGGTGTTGGTGTTTGCCATCGCATTGATTGCGCTTCTCGCATTGGCAGCAACAGAAACAAGCTCGACACTTGGGATTGGAAATTCAGTAAATGACATGGTTGTTATAGATTAAGTACTAATGCGTCTCCGTCAAGGGTGAGAGCGTCCCCGTTAAGCGTCAAGATGGTGGGGATTCTTTCCCCGACACCCATGCCCAAAGATATTCCTAAGATGAATGCGTACATATTACCAGCGAAGTTGCATGTTAGCGTTTGTGCGGATGCGATTGCTCACAAAGCCGCTTGTGTGGTTCTCGTCTAGGCGGATTAGTTCCTCCGTGAGTAGTGCTTCAGCCTCTTGGTCGGCAAGTGCTGCCTTCTCCTGCTGTCCTTCAGCACGGAGGTAGTCGGCGTATGTGCCGTGAGCTAGGTACTGGAACCACTCTGCGGGGACGCTGGTTACATCCGTAGAAAGTCCATCTGGAAGACCCGGCCCATAGGTGTCTGCAAACTGCGCCTTGTAGGTGAGGAATGCGGTAGACGGGTTAAGATCGCCAGCAACCAGAGTCGCTCCTTCAGCAGTCACGGTAAAGTCAAACTCCTGCACGGAGGAGGCAATGTACGGGGCTTGCTTAAAGAAGCGCAGGAAGGTATCCACGCTGCTCTTGCCAGTCTCCGTGTACGGGACATAGCCAAGGGCTGGGCGAGCCGTGCCAGTGCCAGTTCCAGCACCAGTGGCAACGAAGTACTCGCCTACCGTGTTTGCGCTAGAACCAATGAGGGTAAAGTTGGTATTGCCAACGGTTGCGATAAAGTACCCGCTACCAGAAACGATAGCAGTTGCGGCAATAGGGCCGCTGGAAAGGTAACGCTCCTCGCCAATCTTGAGGAAGCGTGTCCAGTAGTTGCTGGAGCGGTACGCCCTCTGCGCTCTGCGGTTGATTAGTGCCTTAATGCGTCCAGTTTCGATGCTGGCGAACACCACACCACACAGGGCTTGGATCAGCGAGAACAGGTCGGCGTAGGTTCTGGTCTGCATTAGACGGCGTTAGGGGAAAGTTCTGGGTGAAACTTCTGGAAGTCGCGGATAAACTCGCGGTCATGCCATGCGTCTTCACCGTATTTGTTGCGGATTAGGAAGTACTCATGCGCAGGGACAACCGCAACGGCTTGGCCCAACGCGCCAGTTTTGACTCCACGGAGAGTGTCAGCCTCTTGTGCTGCGGAAATCTCGCGGAATTTTTGTTTTGTTTCCATGAGCTGGCGACCAGAGCAAAGCTCTTTCACCAACGCATCGGTCATTGCCTCCTCAGAGATCATCGTTTGGTTTAGAAGAGAGCGGAGGATGGGGATAGAACCCACCCCCCGCCATCAGGGATTAGGCGATAGCAGCCGGATCAAGGATCGTAAGTGCAACCGTGAAGTCGCCGCCAGTAAGGTTGGCAACGGTTCCACCAAAACGAGCGAACACAGGGGTCGCTGCAGTGGTGTTGTTGATGAGGCCGGGTTCCGTGTCGATCGCCGAACCAGTGTTGTAGGTAACCTTGGTAAGTGCGTCGAGGTCGGTGTTGGCGATCAGGTTGTTAGCAATACCAGTCACCGTTCCAACGGAGATCGTGATGTCAGACGCACCAGCAAGTGCGGTCTTAACAACAACGGCTGCGTTAGTGATCATACCACCTGCGGGGAGCGAAGCGATCAGCCTCTCCGACGAGGTGAGATAACCAGTGGTGCCAAGTTCCGTACCAGTGATGCGGAAGAAATGCGTGAAACCACGCGATTCGTTATTTACAAGTTGTGGCATAATATTTTCTTTCTTTAGTGTTTAGTTGCGATTAGTAAGCGATCTTGCCGTGTGCGCCGGGGTGCTTACAAACAAGCGTACCAACCATGTCCACGAAACCACGCTCGCCACCACCTTGGTTCTCAAGGCGAGTCGAACCCATTGGGATAAGCGAGTTGAAGCCGAGATACTTCGGGTTCACCACATAGCCACGGGTAGCGGCAGGCATACAGGAAGGGTTGCCATTGATGACATTTACGATACCGAAGTCGGACTCATAAACAGTCACAGCGTGAGTCACCTTCTTAGCGGTAGCATCTTGGTTGACACGATAGACGGCTTCTGAAGCAGCAGCACCAGACGAACGGGTGAAGTTGCTGATCACCTTGCGGAGAGCAACACCAGCGATAAGGGTGAGGTTATTGGCCTCGCCATTGACGGTGTAGATCGACGCGATGATGTCGTTGAAGGTCGTCTCGTTAGGTGCGCTGAGCTGGATCGAGGCCGAAGGCGTACGATAAGCGGCAGGAACATCCGAAGGACCAGCCGAGTCGAGCCAGTCACCAAGGCCACGGAGGGCGTATGGAGTGCCAGCACCGTTCTCAACGGAGCGATCATTGTCCGAGCAGATAGCGGCTTCGACATCGCGCTTGAGTTCACGCATCGACTTTGCTTCAGCTTGAGCAACATTGGCGGGGCCAACGGAGCTAACGGCTTGTTGCAGGTTCGACACGATATAGTCGCGGCGGAAGATCTGGGTGTAGTTGCCAAGACGAGCGCGACTAGCGAACTTGTCATCAAAGGCGGTCACATCCGTACCTTCAGAGATACCAGCAGTCGAAGGAGCGGAAAGCACATCGGCAGTCCATTCGCTGAAAGTGCCATTTGCCTTACCCTTGGAGCAAAGGCTGAGGAGCGGGGTTTCTTCTGGAGCAAGGAGGGTCAGCTCGTTAGAGAGATCCTCGCGGTTGGAGATAGCGGAACCCGTGCCGAGTCTGGCTTGGGGCGCATTTGGTTGATAGGTATTCGAGATACTCATAATAGTGATTTAATAAAGGTTATTTTAACTTAGCGATTCGTGAGGCAACCCAATCATCGACCGAACCAGTCGATTCAAACCTGCCGTATGCGTCTTTGACCTTTGCCTTTGAATTGGAACCAGACTTAACCGAACCAGACCCAACTGGGGAAGCGGGTGGTGACACCTTCAACTTATTCCCAGCTCCAGCTTGGATAGCCTTAGCTTTCTTTCCAAAGATAGACCTTGCCGCATGAGCAAGAATGTATTCAATTTGCATCCCAATCTCGGGGATTTCGCGTTTCACTCTGGAAACTAGGGGATCTTCGACTAGCACCTTGTAGTTCTTTCCGATCTCGGACTCTTCGTCTTGGATCTCTGGAACTTCTTTCCGTGCTGCCTCAGAATACTGCTTGGACATCTCCCCGAACTGGGCAACTTTGATCAATTGCTGCTGTTGGGCTGGGATGTACTTGGTTAGTGCTTCCTTGGCGTTCCTGTTGGCCTTGCGGATTTGACGCTTAGTGAACTCTTTATCGCCAACGGTGATGATGTCATCGGGGCCGTAGTCTTCGTGTTCATCCAAGATCTCGTCCGTCGACTCTAGAGTCTTCGTCATTTCGTCGTAGAAGCCCTTGAGGTTCTCGAAGCTCTCCAATTTACGGATAGCCTCTGGGATCTCGTTCTCCTCGACTTGACGAGTCATCTGCGGTTGAGCCGCGAGCTTTTCCTCTAAGGTTCGCTTTTGGGCGGTGAGTTCGCCAATCCGTTGAAGGAGGCGACTCTTACCTTTTTTGGCAAGCTCTTGGATCTGCTCCGGTGAGAGATTCAACAGGTCTATGTCTGACTGCTCCTCGGTTTCTTCTGACTCCTCCTCGGATTCTTCCTCGGTTTCCTCCACCTCTTCCTCGTCATCTTGACTGGCAGGTTCGGTTTCTTCGGTCTCCTCGGCATCCTGGGGTTCCTCTTCGGTTTCCTCTGGTGCAGTTGCTTCCCCAATTCTCCGAGCGATAAGCTCCTCGAATGAGATATTGTCCACCGATTCTTCAGCCTCGGCGTTAGCTTGATTGGTATTAGTCATTTTGTACGCTGGTTAACGCCCTGCGGTGGCGATGAGCGAAGTCAAGCATTTAATCCTTACTAAGTCAAGTAGTTTGGTAAGGTATTAGACTTGACGCATAATGTCAGAAATAATGGGTGGTTTTTCTGACAAAACCGTGACAAATACTGGGTACTTTTTGTCACAAAACTTGACGCAAAAACACGCGTCTTTTCCCGTCTAGCATACATCTTTCTGGCTAAGCATGCGTCTTTGGGGTTAGCCTAACCCTCGGACGCAAATTGCGACCTTAAAGATTTCCTATTGACGGGGCTGGGAAATAATGTATTTTGGGGTTGCGAGAGGTAGGACTCATCGCTAATCTCACCCATCTAGCCCGTAAAGGTCTAGCCGCAAGGGCCACACGAGTACTCCTACCTCCTCGTGCTGGCCCTTTGCCTTTTACCCAAAGATCCAGCGACATAGACAAGCAACCGAGGAACGCTCAAACGACCGCACGGAAGCTAGGTAAAAATCTCACAAAGGTGCTGCCTGATGATCGACGAAGCAGCTTAATAAAGTGTGACGACTAGAGAGTTTGATGCCGCCAACTCACAACCTTCGGCTATCTCTAGTTCCAGCCCTGCTGGTGTGTGAATGTCCTTTCCGAAGAATATACGGGAGTATCAACATAGTTTAGCCGCTTAAGGCGAACTATGCCCTAGAGCCTTCCTCTAATGCCGGGAGTCAAGCGCAAGTCAACTTAACCGTTGGTGATGCCAAAAGAAAAGGCCACAGATTTTAACCTGTGACCTTCTCCCAAACTATGAACGATGAAACGAAACAAAACACCTACCGAAGCAGGTTCGGGGAATGCTTAGACTATTCTAGTGGGTTTGTCAAGCTAAGACTGAGAGTAGCTCATCCAGCGTGGAGATGCTTCCTGCGAGCTTCATCACATCATTCGATGATTCTGCTTGGCGGAAGTCACCAAAGAACTTCTCGCGTTCATCGTGGATGAATTGTAGGATAGCGGCATATTCCTCGCGGTCACGGAGGGCTTCTACGGCTACTTGGATGGTTGGTTTCGGTATCGGTGTCATGGTTTACTTGCGCTTCTCTGCGCGTTTGATCTTGCGTTCTTGCTTGAGCATGTCCTTGGTAGGCTTCTTACCAGAACCAGCAGCGGCACGGATATTGTCGTATAGCCCACGTTTGGACATGGAGCCATCTGCTCGTTTGATCATCTTGGATTTCATATTAGTATCATTTCATGCTTTTGCTGCCCTTGCAACGCCACTTCTTACGGGACAATGCGTTTGGCGAGTTGGGGTCTGACTTCCAGTCACCCTTGATCTTGGCTGAACGAGCGCAGTAGGCGTCACCCTTCTTCGTGCCGGGTCGGATGCGATCCTTGCCGTCAGCAGACTTACCTGCCTGCCCGAAGCGTACGGTCTTCTTGCGACCAGTATCGGGGTTGGTGACTACCTTTGTGAAACGCTTTTCCACGATGTTACTTTACGATCTTGCGCTGTGCTGAGCTTTCAGTTCCGCGAGCCTTGTTCTTGTCGCGAACATAAGCTGTGATATCAGCACGGATTTCTTCCTGCAGCTTTTTGGTGGAAGCGGTTGGAAATCTAGGATTGCTTTGCATGTGCTTCATTTGCTTTTCCTGCATGTTTGCCTCGGCAATGTTGTAGTTCCGAACTTTATTTTCTTTTCTGGCAATCTGCTGTTTAAGATACTCGGTTTTAGGTTGGTAGTTGGGCATATGTTTAGTTGTGGTGTAATGGTTACTGCTGCATGCCTTGGGTTTGCATACCACCCATCTCCGCAGGAGCCGTGCCGATACGACCGATCTCTGCGTTCTGGGCCTGCTGGAGTTGGAACTGGTATTGCTCCATATATTTCTGAAGCCTTGCGCCAAACGCCTCGTCTTGCTGTGCGCGTTGCATGATGTCTGGTTGCTGGACATAGGCCTGGATCATCTGCATCGCCATCTGTGCGCCATTAGGCTGGGCAGGAACCTCGATACCAGCGAAGATCTTAGCAAGGTCATCTGTGACATTCTTCTGCACCTTCTGCTGCGCCTCCTCAGCGGGTTGTAGAACATAGTCAGCAAAGATTGGGTTAATGCTGGATGCCGTGAACTCAAGTAGCTTATTCACATCCATGATTCCGTTGCGATCCAGTTGCACCAATGACACCATGTTTTTGAGCTGAGTCTCGGCAGTCTCTGGGTCGTTGCTCTGGGAGTCGAAGTTCACCACGATGCTGAAATTCTCGTCGGGAGAACCTTTGGTCATCGTCTGCGGGTTGGGATTGCCCGTCACTTGGAAGAATACCTCATCTGGCCCCATGCGCTGATACAACTTCCACGCCATGTTTAGCACATCGCGGACATGATCCAAGAACTTGGACACCACGAATTGCTGGCGGGAGGCAGAGATTGGGTTGGACATATCAAGACCAACCGAGCGATCTGCTTGTGCCGTCATGGACACCTCAACCTCAATAGAACCATTGTCGGCTGGAGGCGGTGGTCCCCATTGGATCTCACCAAGTCGACGATACGGAACCCTTACTCCTGGCCCCCAATCAGAGGGAGGACGACCAGCCGGGTGCAACAATGGAGGGAGAGTAGCCAGAGAAGCACGATCAATACGAGAATCACGCTCGGTCTTGATTTGCATTTGCGCTCCACGGAGGATGTCCGAAAAGGTCTGGGTTTCGTACATGCGCTTCTGGTCGTTCGATAGGCGCGTAACCACAAAGGGGTAGTCGTCATAACCGTTAAGGAGTTCGTGTTTGGCAAAGCCTTCTGTGGTTGGGTGAAAGACCGTGCAATAGATGCCCTCAGAACCATCCTCTTCGTCAATCAAACGCTGGTAGCCATACACCACCATAACAAGGTCGTTGTCGTCCGTGATAGGCAAGCGGTCGATTGTCTTGAGCTTTTCTCCGTCAAGGTACATGGAGTCCTTACCACGGAGTCGGTCGATAGCATTCTCAACCCAGTCAGCATCCCAGCCCTCAGAGGTTACCTTTTTCTCAAGCTCCTGAGATGTTAGGAATGTGCGCCAGAATACATACGGAGCGCGTTGAGGATCAGTCACATACGATGGGAAAAGAACCTCGCCATCGGGGGCGCATGAGTAAACTACTGGGCAATCTACCGATGTACGAGGGACAGAGACTTCAGCCAGACCCTTTTTGCGGAGATCCATAATGGCTTTTTTTGCACGCTTTGACGACAGGTCGGGGAATGCTGTCTGAAGCATACCGAATACCATCTCGTCATCAGCACCACTAACAATAAGTTCCGCTAGATCAGGGGAGACTTGTGCGATTTCCTCGATGGATACCTGTTGCAAATATGTCCTTTTTTCACGCTTCCATCCGACATATGACACCATCAACCCCTTCTCTAGCAGATAATTAGCACCCAATTCCATCTGTTGACGGAAGTTCGGGATATAAGACGAGCGCATCCATTTAAGGAACCCAGACACCATTGAGGCTCGGGGCATGGATGCCATTGAGGTTGGGAACGCCTTGATGTGGGAGCGCTGCAGAGCTTGGTCTAGAATGGCCACAAATGCGTCTATACGCTCTCCGACGACATTAACCTCAATATCACTCGCCCCCTGCCAAGGGAAGGCATTTGCGCCCTGTTTGCGGAGGTCGTCAGACTTGCCGGCCCAAAGGTTGCGGCGGTCATCATACGAGCGCAAGCAAGCCTCAAAGTACTCATCCAGGTCAATAAGGCACTTGTCGTAGGCATCAGCCAACGCCATGACATTAGGGCCGTCCTCGGCGTAAATCATCGACTCTTCTTGCTCTTCTGTTGGTGCGCTCATGATGGCATGTATTCGTAAAACTCTTCGCCTACTTCGGGGCGTATCATAACAACTTTTATAGGTTTGCCAACTAGTTTGTGCGATACCCTAGGTGGAGCCTTAACTGGGACTGCTTCACCGTCCATTCGGACCATCACCCAGCTAGGGTTTGGGCATTTGCGGATCACTAGATAATCACCCTCATAGGTAGTGTTATCTTCAGATTCCACGGGCGAATCAAGGGTTTCTGGCTTAACCTTTGGCGGTCTGCCCCGCTTTGCTGCTTTCTTAGTTGGTGCTGTTTTCATGGTTTAGTTTAGATTTCATGTATCGAATCGCATGTTCAAGAGTCTCAATCTCCTCCGTGAGTCTAGGGGTTTTCCCATATTCTTCTATTTTTACCCTCTTGAGATACGCTTCCTTTAGGCAATCGATGATAAGCTCCTCGGCAACTATCGGTTTGTTTTGAGTCTTCATAGCTTGTTAGTAGCCTCCTGCTCCCTGTCTTGTAGCAAGATTTCGGGTTTCGTCAACATGATCTATTCCAGCAATAGCGGCGTAGCGCAGAACATCGACTGGATCTTTCCATGCTTCCTTCAAACCTCCGTCACCCGTGTATTCACTCAGGGCTTGGATAATGTTTTCACACTCTGAAGAGACATAGAAATGCGGTCGGTTGACCGAATCTGCAGGTCTAGTGGTATCCCATGACATCTTACCAATAAGTGCCTGTAGACCATCGTCGATGTCTAACCCTGGAGCTGGGATGCAAACCATGCCGGCATCATTCAAATCCTCGATGATGCTCGATGCTCCATCCGCAGACTGGTATTTTGCCGCTCCAAGCCGAGGGTCGATCAGTCTCTCAAAGATCTTCTCGTCACCCTCAAGCTCGGCAATCAAGTCCATGTAGTCACGGATACCAAAGCCCTGTCCCTTAGCCCCTTGTCCTGGCATCCACTTGCCACCCTTCCACTCCGCCCAGTCGCCTACATCGACACCCGGCCACTCACGATATACCCAAAATGTACCAGACGCATCCACAGCAATCCAAGCCATAAACCAATTCTTCGCCCCCGCTGGGTCAATAATCTGATAGCGAGTAACATTCGTAGTTGGGATCTCTGATGGCTGGACAACATTGACTTCTTTATTGAACTTGGGAAACTTGGTGGCGTGGGACTTAACTGGAACCCCGTACGCGCGAATTAGAATCTCCTCCCGAGGCCTTCCAACTAGGGTCTCCTTGATTCGCTCGTAGCCACCGAAAGGGTTGTCTTTGCTATGGAAGTAGTGGACGCTGGCATTGCGCTTCTTACTCCGCTGGACATAGGGGACAAGCTCTCCGTTGAGCAGCTCAGCCTCGACGCTCTGGACGCTTGTAGCACCATCTAAGTATTCCTTAATAACCTCAGTCCACCCGTCAATCGGAGTGAATGTCACCAGCATCTTGGAGTTGCGGGTAGCGAGACGGA